AAGGGCCAGTCCAACGGGATTGCCCTATACGAAGCCTTCCTCGCAGGATGGGAAGCTGCGATGAAAGCAATAAACACCTACTGATATGGATTACAAGCGCAAGATAGACTTCGCCATAAAGCTCCTGCGGAGCATACCGCAGGACGGGCCGATTGAGCTGTCATACTCCGGCGGCAAGGATAGCGACGTCATCATGGAGCTGGCGAAGATGGCGGGCATTCCGTTCGAGGCGATCTATAAGAATACCACGATAGACCCTCCGGGAACGGTGGCCCACTGCAAGGCCGTGGGCGCAACCATCATACGCCCGAAGCTGTCCTTCCTCCAGCTCATTGAAAAGAAGGGGATGCCGTCGCGCTGGAAAAGGTTTTGCTGCGAGGTGTTGAAAGAGTACAAAATCCACGATAGAGCCATACAAGGCATCCGCAGGGAGGAAAGCACCAAACGAGCCGCGAAGTACAAGGAGCCGGAAATATGCCGCGTTTATCCGAACAAGGACAAGGTACGGGTATATCTGCCCATCCTTGAGTGGACGCTGGAAGAGGTGGCCCGATTTATTGACGAGCGTGGGATAAGGTGCGCTTCCAACTACTATGACGGGCAAGGAAACTTCCACCCGGAAAGGCGGCTCGGTTGCATCGGCTGCCCCCTCCGTAGCGATAGAGGCGTGGCAGAGCTGCGGAAATACCCAAAACTTGCGCTTGCCATGATTAGCGCATACCAGCGCCATCTGGACAATCACCGTAACTCCGATTATTGGCAGAAGATAGAAGGCGATGCTTGCAACGGGTTTTACTATGGACATTTTTGCAGCTCCGGCGAAGAATACGACCTCAAGACTGACGGCGGGCTATTCCCGGAGATGGATGTGTCGCCGCGTACGTTCCTTGAAAACTATTTCGGGATAGACCTCTCCGGCGTTCGCCCGACAATAGGCGGAAATCTTTGATTGTAGCGCGATGAACACGAAAGACAAGAAAACCCCCGCCCCGACCGTTTGCGACGCGCAGACGGCAAGGAAATGGCTCATACGCGAGCGCGGCCCGATAGCACACCCCGAAAGCAACCTCCAGCAAGCCTGCGTCCGCTGGTACAGGGTGAAATACTGCACCCGCCCGCAGGACAGCTGGCGCACCGCCCTCCTGTTCGCCATCCCGAACGGCCTCCGCGTACACCGCACACAGGCGGCGATAGCGAAACGCGAAGGGCTGGTGAGCGGCGTGGCCGACCTCTGCCTCCTGACGAAACAAGGCCCCCTGTTCATCGAGATGAAGGCAGGGAAAGCCGGGCGGCAGTCCCCGGAGCAGAAGGCGTGGCAGGCAGCCGTGGAACGGCTCGGCTACCGTTACACCCTCTGCCGTTCCATCGACGAGTTCGAGGCGCTGGTGGACGGAGCGATGCGGGACACCTGACACATACGCGGGCAGCCCCCCCCGGCCCGCGTTCTTTCTTATACCTTTTTTCTGCCACGGGGGGGAGCATAATGAATTGGTTTTTCCGCCCTTCGCAGTGATGCGCGGGGCGGTTTTTTGCGTTATGTATTGAAAATGTACGGAAAATGTATATCTTTGCGGAAAAGACCGTACACTATGACCTTCCAGGAATACCGCGAAACGCAGGGGCCGTACTACTATATGCCGAATGACAAGCTGCGGAAGATTGGCACCCCCGACGCGCTCGCGGCGCTCCGCGCAAGGATGGAGTACGGACAGGAACTGGCACGAAACTATACAAAGACACCGAATGGAAATAACCAAAATCAAGACGCAGCGCATGAGTGCGAACAGGGGGCAGATAGACGGCCTCCCGGCTAATCCCCGCCGCTGGAGCGCAGCGAAGCTGGAGCAACTGAAAGCAAGTATGCAGGAAACCCCCGAACTCACCGAAGCAAGGGGGTGCATCGTTATCCAGCGGGGGCAGAAGTTCGTGGTGATAGGCGGGAATATGCGCCTCGCCGCAGCAAAAGACCTCGGATGGAAGGAGATGCCGTGCATGGTGTTGCCGCCCGACACGCCGGTGGAGAAGTTGCGCGAGATTGCGATAAAGGATAACGGGCAGTTCGGACGGTGGGACTACGACAAGCTCGCCAACGAATGGGACACGGAAGCGCTGGATAGCTGGGGCGTGGACGTGTGGAACGTGGAGAAGCCCGCAGAGGATTGGGCGAGGGAGCAAGAGTGGGAGCAGGGGCTGAACCAGGCCGAGGGCCAGAGCGAAGCCCCGGACTACGACGACGCGGATGCGGAGCTGCCGGGGGTGCAGTCCGCAGACAAGCAACGGGTGATAATAGTGTACGCGAAAGACAGGGCGGATGACCTCAAAGCGATAACGGGGCTGGACGACCTGCCGAGGGCGATAGACATAACCGAAATACCGATGGCTCAATGATGGAAACGAGAAGAATACCGCTGGCCCTTTTGGTGCAGAACACGGGCCAGATACAAGGAGTGCCGACAAATCCGAGGGAATGGAACGGGGACGAACTCGAACGGCTGGAAGTGAGCATAAAGGAAACCCCGGAGCTCTTGGAGGCGCGGGGCCTGATTGTCTACCCGTACGGGGAGCAATACGTCATCATCGGGGGCAATATGCGCTGGACGGCTTTGAAGGAGCTGGGCGAAACGGAGGCCCCGTGCATCGTGCTGCCGAAAGACACCCCCGTGGAAACGCTGCGGCAGATGGTGATAAAGGACAACGTGACCCTCGGCAACTGGAATATGCTTGCGCTGCGCGACGGCTGGGAAGCGAAGGAGCTGAAGGGGTGGGGCGCACCCGCAGGGGCAGTGCGCGATATGCTCCCGGACGAATTGGAAGGAGTAACGCTCGCGCCGGACGACCTCCCCGATATCGAAGGCGACGACCAGCGGGAGTACGAAAATCTCACGATTACCTACACGGAGGAAACCGAAGCGAAGGTATGCGAGTTGCTGGGCGTGGAAGCGCTCGAAAAGGTGGTTTACAACTTGGACGAACTGGTATGAAGTAATCTCAGCAAGATGCTTGACGTATTTTTCATAAGCGGGGTCCCGGCAAGCGGAAAGACTACTATAATGAAGGCCCTACGGGAGCGGTTCATCGGCGAGGGCCGCGAGGCGCGACTCGGAAGGGCGAGGTGGATTGAGCGGCCAGACGGGAGGGTAAAGATGCTCGGAGTGTTCGACGGTTCCGCCTTCGAGGGAACTGACCGACTCTCCATGACCTGCATCGAAGACGTAATTCCGTGGGTAAGGGATCTGCAAGACCAGATAGAGCGGTACATCCTCCTGCTGGAAGGCGACAGGCTGATGAACGAACGCTTCCTCAAAACAACCAGGGCGTGGGTGTTCTGCTTGACCGTACAGCCGCAGACGCTTGCCGACAGGCATAAACGCAGACGCGACACGCAGGGTGAAGCCTTCCTGCGAAGCAGGGAAACAAAGCTGCGAAACCTGAGCGCTACATATCGATTCACATTTTTGCAAAACGACACCCCGCAGGAAATGAAGGACAACATCGAAATAATCAGTTACCACATAAACAGGAAATTGAATGCCACTATTGAAAGAACATTATAGCTCACCGCGCTGGACGAACGAGATAGCGGACTGCAGTATGCCGATGACCTTCGACACATACAGCAACTGCTCGTTCAACTGCCTGTATTGCTTTTCGCAGTTCCAGAGAGCCATCGGAGGCGAGGATAAGCGGGAGCGGTACCTGGATAAACTGGTAGCGGCGGTGGACGTGAACGCCATAAAGCGGATGTTTACCGAGCCGGACAAGTACGGGGGACAATTCGCCACGTACATAAAGCAGCGCAGGGTGATGCAATGGGGGGGGCTGTCCGACGAGTTCGACGGCTTCGAGCGGCAATACGGGAAGACGCTGGAACTGCTCAAATTTTTCAAGAGCATAGACTACCCGCTATGCTTCAGCACGAAGGCGACGTGGTGGACGAAGGACGACCGCTATATGAGCCTGTTTGAACACCAACATAACTGGAACGTCAAGTTCAGCATCATAACGCTCGACAAGGACAAGGCCGCAAGGATGGAGGTGGGCGTGCCCAGCCCGGAGGAAAGGCTGGCTGCGATAGAGCGGATAGCCCACGCAGACGCAGGGGGCGCGACGCTCCGGCTGCGGCCCTTCATAATCGGGATAAGCACCCCGACATACCTCGACCTGATTGCGGAGGCGGGAGCCAGGGGCGCGGACGCGATGAGTACGGAGTTCCTTTGCCTGGAACAGCGCAGCCCGGTGCTGAAAGCGAAGCTCCCCATATTCAACGAACTCTGCGGCTTCGACGTGATGGCCTTCTACAAGCGGTACAGCGTGGCAACGGGATATATGCGGTTGAACAGGAACATAAAGAGGCCCTTCGTGGAGAAGATGCAGGCGGCGGCAGAGAAGGCGGGGATGCGCTTCTACGTGAGCGATGCGCACTTCAAGGAAACCAGCTGCAACGGCAGCTGCTGCGGACTGCCGAAGGACTGGAATTACAGCAAAGGGCAGTTCTGCGAGGCGCTACTGCTCTGCAAGCGGAATGGAGCGGTAAGGTATAGCGAGATCCGCGCCGATATAGACGCGCTGCACGGAGGGTACCAGTGGCACTCGGCACAGGGGTACAACTGCCGAACCAGCGAACTGCGGGCGAAGTTTATGGGGATGACGATGGCCGACTACCTGCACTACCTGTGGAACAACCCGCAGAACGGACAAAGCCCCTACAAACTTTTCGAGGGGGTGATGGTGCCGAGCGGAAAGGATGAGAAGGGCGACATCATTTACAAGTACAACCCGAATATAAGCACACGGAAATGAGCAGGCACGTATTTACGCCGGAGGAAGGCCAGCGAGGGCGGGATAAAAGCCGCCAAAAAGCCGCCGAGAACGGAAGGAAAGGCGGCATCGCCAGCGGCGAGGCGAAACGGAGGAAGAAAACCATGCGCGAGCTGCTGGAAGAGGCGTTCGAGCGGGAGGTGGAGAATAAGCAGACGGGAGAGCGCGTGAGCCTGAAAGGGCTGACGGGGATACGCATCGCGGAAGGGTGCGCGGACGGGGACGCCAGGATGATTGAAATTGCTATGCGTTTGCTCGGCGAAGATGCCAAGCATATCGACCTCACGAACAGCGACGGGAGCCTGCACACCCCCTCGCTCGTCATCGAAACCGTCAAGCCTGCGGAGAAATGACAAGGCCGAGCGAGAAGGACTACACGCACAACGAGGGACGGCGCCTGCGGCGGCTCGCCTCGCTCATACGCGCCACCGGCCTCTCCCCCCTCGACATCGGACGCGCCACGAACCTCGACAAGCGCACCATACAACGCGCCCTGCGCTGCGAACCCCTGAAAAGCGACGCGCAGGCCCGCATCGAGTTCTTCCTTGACAACTTCTTCTGCGATGGCTGACGGCGTGTTCCTCGCCCCCTACGCGTGGCTCCTGCCGCCCGACACCCTCCCGTCGGAGTTCAGCGGCTACCGCCTGCCGCCTTCCGTCCGCTACATCATCATCGACGGGGGACGCGGCAGCGGGAAGTCCTACAACGCCGCCGACGCCCTCACACTCCAGGCATACACGCAGGCAGGGAACATCCTGTACACCCGCTACACGATGGTGGCGGCGAACGTGTCCATCATCCCGGAGTTCACGGACAAGATAGAGCTGCACCGCCTCGAAGGAGCCTTCGACGTGAAGCTCGCCGAGATAACCAGCAAGGCCACGGGCTCGACGATCTACTTCCGCGGCATCATGCAATCCAGCAAGAACCAGACGGCACGGCTCAAGTCCATACCGAACATCCGCATCTGGGTGCTGGACGAGGCGCAGGAACTGACCGACGAGCGGCAGTTCGACACGATAGACCTGTCGCTCCGCAGCGTGGACTTCCAGAACCTCGTCATCCTCATACTGAACCCGTCCGACCAGAGCCACTGGATATACCGGCGCTTCTTCGGGGAGCGGGGCGTGGCGTGGGACTTCAACGGGATAGACGACCGCTACCCCGATACGGTATACATACACACGGACTACACGCAGAACGCGGCGCACCTCTCGCAGAGCTTCCTCGACATCGCGGAGCGGACGAAGCGCGAGCGCCCGGAGCACTACCGCAACATCTTCCTCGGCGAGTGGCTGACACGGAGCGCGGGCCTCATATACCCGAATTGGGTGGAGGTGAGCGCGGACGAATACCCGGAGGGCCTGCCGCAGTGGTACGGGCTGGACTGGGGCTACGCGAACGACGAGGCGGCGCTGGTGCGCTGCTGCTACGACCCCGTGACGGGCACGGCGTACATACGGGAGCTGCTGTACAGGACGGGGATGCTGGCACGGGACATCGCGGGTGTGGTGACGGAAGACTGCCGGCACCTCGTCAAGACGCGGCGGGTGCTGCGGGACGCATACGGCGACGTGGAGCGCGACGCGGACGGGAACCCGAAGGCGGAGGCGGTATACTACAAGCCAAGCGACTGCGTGGTGTACTGCGACCCCGCAAGGCCGGAGGGCATCGCGGAACTCCGCACGATTTACGGCATATCCGCAGTGCCGGCGATCAACCAGGACAAGACGGGGAGGATAGGCTGGATGCAGGGGTTGCGGGTGAAGTACGTGGGCGAACACATACGGAACGAGGTGGTGGCGTACAGCTGGATGCCCGACCCGCACGACAGCAGCCGCTACACCGACACGCCGCAGGACGGGAACGACCATATTCTCGACGCGAGCAACTATGCACTATTCACCCACCTGCACCGCGTAGGGCTGGCAGGGGCGAGCACGACGATAGAAAGCAAGTAAACCCACGCCGCAACGAAATGCGCCCGCCAAATCGAAGAAAATGGGGTGCTGCGCGGCATCTTTGTGGTAGCGCAAAACACACATAGTACTATGAAGATTTTAACCAACAAACGATTCGCCGCGATGCAGGCGGAAATCAAGGGCTACTACGAGGGGACTGAGAACTCCGCGAACGAGTACCTCCGCCGCATCAGCGCCGCGATGAAAGGGGTGAAGCTCCCGCCGTTCCTCGGCATAAGCCGCCCCGAAATCAAGCACGCCTACGAAACCATCGCCCCCGTAAAAGGGGTAATTGACTACATCGCCGACAACGTGGGCGAGATGTTCCGCTACCTTTACCTCCGCAGGCTCCGCCCCGACGGGGAAACGTACGAATACGCGCCCCCGAAGCTCCAGTGGGTGAACGACCTTATCAGGCACCCGAACGACCGCTACAACGCCAGACGCTTCGGGAAGGCGTGGGCCACGAACCGCCTGCTGTTCGACGACGCGTGGGTGTACGCGCCCAAGAGCATAGGCAAGAACCGCAACCCCTCGGAGATGTACGTCATACCCTCGCAGGAAGTGGCGACGGACAGCGAAGGGGCGATAAAGCCCCTCGCCGGCATCAAGCTCGTAGGCCACGCGAACACCACCACGATAGAACTCAAGGACAACGGCTTCGAGAGCTTCGGGTACAACCTCGACGACACCTCCTTCTTCGGAAGCAGCAACATCGTGGCGGCGGCGGTCTACCTCGAAGTGATGGACAAGGGGATGCGGCGGCAGGACACCGCGCTGGATAACGGCGGGCCTGCCGGTATCATAACCCCGAAGGGCGACAAGATGGGCGTACTCCCGCAGGATGCCGACACCCTGGAGGAACGGCTGAACAACAAGGAACACATCAACCGCCTCGAAACGCTCCGCATCCCGATTGAGTACACCGCGCTCGGCAGCAACCCCGTCGACCTCAATATCCTCGCGGCGCACAAGGAAGCCGTAACCGTCCTCTGCTTCCTGTACCACCTCCCCGTAGACCTCTACTACGGGCAGGCGAAGTACGAGAACATGAAGGAGGCGAAGAAGGCGATATACGAGCAGCAGGCGATCCCGCTGGCGGAAGAATTTGGCGCCGACCTGTGCAGCTACCTCGGACTGGACAAGGACGGCTGGGAGCTGGTGGTGGACAAAGACCGTATCGTGGTTTTGCAGGACGGCCCCTCCGACGCGCTGGACAGGATTACGAAGATGCACGGGAGCCTGAACGAGCTGCGCACCGCCAACGGCTTCGACCGTATCGAGGAAGCCTACGCCGACCTGCCGATGCTCCCTATGGGCGTCATGTTCGGGCCGGAGGTCTACGACATTAACGAGGAATGAAGGAGCGGGTAACGAACGCAGAGCGCAGGCACATGGACTACCTGCGCCGGGCAGGGCTGAAAGCCGTGCGCGTGTACGAGGCGCGGCTGCTACGCCTGCGCCGGAAGGAGGTGCGGCGGGTGCTTGACCTCTGCACGGAGTGGGACGACCCCTCGGTATGGCCCGGCGTCATCCAGCAGAAGCTCACGGAGGACTACCTACCTGGGTGGTGGGACGGCCTTTTCGTGGACGCGGGCCTGGGGATGGCGAAAAGCACCGCACGTGATCTGCGGAAGGAGAAGGCGGCGGGCGAGAACGGCATCTGGACGGAGATGCTGTTGCAGTACGCGTTCAACCGCAGCGGCGAGGCCATCGTCGGCGTGACGGGGACGCTGAAAGACACGCTGCTGGCGATACTCGCGGACAGGATGGCGAACGAGCTGGAGGGCGGCATCGAGAAGCTGGCGAAGGCGATATACCGGGACTTCGACGGGATGGCGCTGTGGCAGTGCCGGAGGATAGCGCAGACGGAGGGCATGATTGCTATGGCGGACGCGGCGGCGGGAGCGGCGAGCACGCTGGACGTGCGGTTCACGAAGACGTGGGCGACCAGCGGATTGAGCAACACCCGCGAGAGCCACCTCGTCATGGACGGGGTGACGGTGGCGGAAGACGAGCCGTTCGAGCTGGAGGGCGGGCTGGTTATGTACCCGCACGATACGAGCATGGGCGCGGACGCAGCCGAGATAATCAACTGCGCCTGTTCCTGTCTGCGCCGGACAATGTAAATATTTCGGTAAGTTTTCGTATATTTGTGGAGTTCTTCTACTCATGTTATTTGATATTCTTTTCCTTTTCCCGCCTTCGCAGTGATGCGAGGGCGGTTTTTTGTGGGTATGTAAAGAAAATGTAATTTTTTTTGAAAAAAGTTTGCACAATTCAAATAATTGAATTATATTTGCACCGTAAACAAAACAACAACACTACTACAATGAGAACAATTTTCAACGCACTTTTGAAGGAACTCGGCTACGCCGAAGGCAAGGAAGTATTTGAGTGGTACTGCAAGACCTACAACCTCACAATCGCAGACGAAGCACCCGAATGGATGCGCCACGAAGTCCTCGGAATTTAAGTATTAACCCTATAAACAACTACTACAATGAAAAAGACCGACAAGAATTACGAAGAGTTCGCCGCGATCCAGGCGGGCTTCTGGGGCAAGAACTCCAAGATGGTAGACTACTGCATCAAGGGCGCGGACTGCGTGGTGGATATGGCAGACGGGCTGCTCTACGAGATTGAGCGCCCCGCCATCCAGAAGAACTTTTGCTTCGACGACTCGTACGACTACGAGGGTGCCTGCAAGATGGCGGAACACGCCCGTACCTCGCAGGACTACTTCCGTAACGAGAACATGAAGCAGGTAGACCAGCAGATTGAATGGTGGCAGGAACTCAAGAGGCTCGCCGCCCCGTACTACGCCGAGGATTACAGGCGCCCGATGTTCATGGCCTATCGCCGCGCCAGCGACGCAGAGCGTGCCGCGATCGGCGACTGCCTGGTATACGCCACGCTGAACGGGGAACACTACCGCTTCAACAGGAACGACTGCCTCTGCCGCTGGATTACCCCGGAGGATTGCGACAGGGTGCTGGCCGCGCTGGAAGGGACGAAGGAGCGCTTCGCCAAGAGGGTGGACGCCTACCTGAAACGCTACGGGATGGACAAGGTGAACAGCTGGCACTACTGGGGCGACGCATAAACCGCGCCCTAACTTTCCGTACATCGCCGCTCCCACTACGGGGGCGGCTTTCATTTTGCCCGGAATGCCGCATTTCCGCCCGTCTGCGGGGCGCGAACGGGAAAAACGACAAACTATACGCCCGACACCTGCGCAACGAAATGCGCGGGTTTTTTCGTATAAAAAAGTACATCCGTTTGCATCTTTGCGGTAGAGGCGCGTACCCGCGCCCGATAATACCCACAACTATGACCGAAAAGAAACTCCAAATCAAGACCGCCGCCGCGATGCCGCTGGAGGTGAAGTCCATCGAAGGGAGCACCGCCCTGCACATCAAGGGCTACGCCGCCGCCTTCGGCAACGTGGACAGCTGGGGCGACGTCATCGTGCCCGGAGCCTTCGCGGACTTCCTCGCCAGCGAGAACGCCGGACGCTGCAAGCTCTGCTACCAGCACGACGGCGCCACCGTCATCGGGAAGATAACCTCCATGAGCGAGGATGCGGTCGGCCTGCTGTTCGAGGCGGACATCGTGGACACCACCGTAGGGGCGGACGTGGCGAAGCTGCTCACCGCCGGAGCCGTGGACGAGTTCAGCATCGGCTACTACGCCGACGAGTTCCACTTCGAGAAGCGCGAAGGGTACGACTACGACATCCGCGTGCTGACGAAGTGCACCGTCGTGGAAATCTCCCCCGTGAGCCGCGCCGCGAACCCGAAGGCCGTGCTGCTGGACGCGAAGGACGCGGAAGGCACCGCCCGCACGCTCGCCACGATGCCGGATGCCGACCTCCTTGCCCTGGGCGAAGCCGTGAAGGGGGAAATCACCCTCCGGGCTTTCCGCTCGCTTACCAAAAACGAAAACAACTAAAACCCTTTAACAACAATTTCAAGCCATGACTGAAATCGAAATGAAGGCTGCCGAGATAGCAGCCGCCACCAAAGCAGCCGAGGATGCTGCGAAGGAAGCAAAGGCCGAAACCGCCGCGCTCCGTGAGGAACTCGCAGGCGTGAAGGCCGAGAACGACAACCTCGATGCCTCCATGAAGGCACAGGCCAAGACCATCGAAGAAATGCAGGCGAAGCTCGCCCGCGCAGCCGAGAAGATGACCCTCAAGGCCGCCTTCCGCGAAGCGCTGGAAGCAAAGCGCGACGTCATCGAAAAGATGTTCGCCGAGAAGAAGGCCGGCAGCTCCATCACCCTCGAAATCAAGACCGCAGGCCAGCTCGCCACCGGCGACATCACCGACAGGGCTTATTTCGGCACCGTAGGTGAAAGGGGCGTGAGCAGCGCACCCACCCTCCCGCTCGCCTTCCTCTCGAACCTCCCGACCGACCTCGTAAGCGCAGCGTCCGTCGCCTGGCTCGAAGGCGCGTACACCAGCGGCGCGGACTACGTGGACGAACCCACCGCACCCGACGCCTCCGCCACCGTAGCGGAGAAGCGCAGGGCCTTCGGCAAGATCGCCGACCACATCCTCTTGAGCTCCGAGCTCCAGAACTTCATCGAGGAAGTCTACAACTGGGCCACCGGCGAAGCCGTCCGCAAGATTGACAACAAGGCCGACTACGAGCTGTTCAACGGCGCAGGCTCCGACGCCACCAACCCCCGCAAGGTGTACGGCATCAAGGCCAACAGCACCGCTTTCTCGGCTCTCGCCGCAGGCAGCTACGGCACACCCACCACAG